CATAAGAGCTACGCCCTTCTTTTTAGGCATGACGTATCTCCTATGGTGTTACACTTGAGTTCTTCAGGACAAACATAACTGAAAAAACGTCGTCTTCCGAAATGTCGTCGTTAAACGTTAGTGCAATAACACCGGTCGTGCTGACTGCTTCAGTATAGGAGATTAAATGGGTTGGGGTGCCACTACCACCCGCAGGGTTCTGCACAACAGCTGATAACCCAAGAAGGGCGTTGTATTTATCATCCATTGTCACCGTCAGAACTGCGCCTGCGTATGCTGCACTTGCGCCCATCCCGTTAGCCAGGGTCACGGTAGTTCCCGCGCCAAGGGTCGCCTTACTTGCAAAGATGATAACATCCTGCTGTATCGCGTTGACGCTTTTAAATGACCGATTAGCCATAGTTCACCTCCTTAAAGTGCAATACGAACATTGAATCCTGGAGCATTACAGGCGACGTTACCATAGAAGCCGATCCGGACTTCGTAGGCATCTGCCGCTGCCTGCCGCAAGAGTCTGTTTCCGTCCAGGTCAAGGATGTGAGGTGCTCCGCCGAGAGAGTTCAGAGACCAAGTATCAAGCTGAAGCATCCACCCAATATCTGGCTGACAGTTCTGGTCAGGGACCACATTGATAACTCCGTTTGGTCCTTGGACTGCGAGGCTTCTAAACCCGACTTCAACATCCTTTGGCTTTAGTTCGTCGTAACGGACTCTTGAACCGAGGGATTTTTCTAGGTTGATATAGGATTCATAGGACATGATGCATGTGTCTGGTCGAGCACCAGCGCGGGCGGCTTTCCCTGCTGCAGAGACCAAGGCCTCTTCAATTGGCATTGCAGAACCGTCAAACCGGATACCGGCTAAACGCTCAGAGTCTAATGCCCTGTTTTGGCTAAACCAACTAGTCATATCTGCACCCCCGGCATCAACAACCGCCTGGGTTGGCAGCCATCCGTCTAAGCCCATAATGGCTTTAGCGGATGTTGATGTTAGGGCTGCTGCTGCCTCGGTCCCGGCCCTGAAGATGTATTCATCAGCTGATATGCCAGTGGCGTCTGCAACAACGAATGTTCCAGCGCTTCGATCAACAGTGCTGATAGTTGTTGCGGTGGTTAGAGCTGAGTCTCCGCCAACATTGGGGGAGAACTTAACGCTCATACCAACCTCGAAGTTGGCGATTTCATCAGGATTCGCAAGAGTAACCGTGGTACTGGCGACGCTGCCCACCTGGCCAACAGAGCCACTTCCGTTACGGAAGAGCTGAACAGAGAGGTCACGAGCAAGTGCGTGAATCGCTCCGTCAATTTCCATGGTCAGGAACCGGATAAAGGCGTCAGCCTTACCTTCGGTTGCCTTGATGGCTTCGCCTGAGATACTCGCAACTGAGTAATTTTTTACGCGGGTCAAAAGGAACTGGCCCAGACTCGATGTTGATGTTTCTCCCTGCGCAACGCCAAAGTTGGCTGAAACGTTTTGAGGGTTTCCGTAGAGCAGAGGAATCGGCATATTTAAGCCGCCGAACCTCTCGTACTTGGGAATTAGTGCGTAGAAAGGATTGTTTTTATAAACAAGGTCCTTAATTCGAAAATCTTTGTAATGCTGCTTTACCGCTTCTGATACTTCACCGGCATTAATACCGACGCTTAATGGGGCTGTTGCCATTCTACTCTCCTTGGTCGCGAATTAAGCGATAGGAGACACTGCGCCGCCTATTCGCCGAAAAACTTAAAGTTACGGGCAAGGTGGTCGAGATGCTCATCCCTAGTCATAGGTTTTGAGTGAGCTTCGCCATCCGTGGTCGTTCCGACCGCCGCAACTGAATTTGATAATGTTTTCGGCCTTGAATCTGGCTGCCGAGGAGCTTCTGTTTTCGCTTCGTTCCCAAAGGAATCTTTATATTTTTTGGCTATTTTCTTGCTGCCAAAGTAGCTACGGGCCTCCTCTTCGAGGTGATCCTCGACTAGTTGCGCCGCTTGCTTATACTCCATGACTTTCGAGGTCGAGTTGTAATGCTCTTGCATTACTTCTGCCACTAGACCATGCGCGTCCCTTGAATGTATAAGCTCAAAGTCTTCACTATTAGTCTCGACGAAATTACGTATCTCGTCAATGAAATTATTATATGCTTTTTCCTGGCTAGAGACAACCTCTTGTTGCTCTCGACTACTTAGCTTTGCTTCTAGCTGGTCAATCCTGCCCAGGAGCTTGTCAATATTGGCATCTCGCTTGTAATCATCCGGCTTTTTATTCCCGGTTATGATGTCCTCGGATAGTCGATCAAAGTCTAAATCTAGTTTAGACAATAGCTCTCTCGGGTTCTCGGCGGCAATCTTTCGAAGCTCTTCGAGTTCCTTAGCAGCGCTGTTAGGTTTACCTTGCTGGGACCGAAGTTCTGACAACTCCTGCTGGAGCTTCTTATAATCGTCCTGTTGACCCCTCACAGATTTTTCGCGCTTGGCTAATTGAGCGAATCTCCGATTAAAGTCTCGGTTCGTCGGTTCAGGCTCTTTTTCAGGGGCTGCATCCACAGATTCCGGATCTTTCTCAGGGGTAACTACTTCTGCTGCCGGTTCGTCTACGGTTTCCTCTATTTGTTCATCCGCTCTCTTTGCCATCAATCCGTTCACATGATCAATTGTTTCCTGCAAGTTGTCTTGTGCCATTTCCATCATATCTCCTTACTGTAAGTCTTGAGGCGGGAGTGCCTCTGGTTCCGAAGGCATTGCTGCCTCAATCTCAGGGGGTAGTTCACCCCCTGCTCCAGGAGGCAATTCACCTCCTGCTTCGGGCGGTAGTGGCGGCTCAGCTCCCAGAGGGGGTGTTGGAGGCTGAGCTGCCTGCGCCATGCTAGTCATGAGCGCCATACAGTCCTCAATATATCGCCGAAGAAGTGCCATACGATTCTCGGGTGCATTATTTATCTTTGCGCGTAGATAAGCCTGCTGCACCCTCTTTACCGATAAAGCCAAATTGCTATACGGCTCAGGTTGAATGTATTTTCCTTTATCGACCATATTTTCAATCAGCATATCAATCTCATCTTGATCTGCCGTTAAATACTGAGTGACCGATTCTATGTCTGGATAATCCAGGAGTTTTAAAATGGTGCTTGGATCTTGTATGATCCCACTTTGAGCAAGCTCGATAACCTTCTGAAGCTTGCCAGCAGGGGTCTGTGGAAGGAGCGATGTCGGCCATATCTTCATGACGTACTGTTCCTCGCGGAGATCGACATCCTTCCATTTAATCTGTTCTATATACTTGTCGCCGCTGCTCACGACCTCGTAATCATCGCCGCGCTCCGCAATACCGCGAGCCAAGTCAATCATCTGCTTGGCTGCGTCCATAAACATGTTCTCGTAGTTCTGAGCCACGATCATGAAGCGCTCTGTCTCAATATCGGAAAATTCTCGAAGTGCTACTGCTGATTCGATGCCCGCAGGCTTTTTCGACATCGCGGCAAGCTCACTCACTCCCGATATCTGATAAGCACGGTTGAAAAGCCTATCCAGGTGGGAGAAAACCTCTCCAGAGACTGTCTTAGGAACATAGAAGACCGGAGGCTTGCCAATATAGTCGACAATACCCCATTCCTCGTTATTGATCTGGTGGTCGGCTATTTGTGACCCAGTTTCAAGAAAAACCTTCGGCTTCGCCAGATGCATTTGCTGCTGAATGTTCTTAAGGAGCGTATTAATCTCCAGTTGTATGCCCATAAGCTGCTCAGCGAGCCCCTGACCCCAGAATCCGAGAAGACGATCAGACCAACGAAGAAAAATGAAAGGGAAATGATTATGCTCATGCTTTTCGTCCAGGAGTGTTACGTTTTCCAAGCAAATAACGTGACGACCATCAGGAGCGCCGTCTATGCTCGGCAAGTGCCATGCTTCGACGACTTGTACCATTTCTGTGACGCTCGCACCAGAACTACGGTTGTCAGATTCAATAACTGATGCTTTCTTAATCTCACTCTCGTACTCCGGGTAGGTATATCTTAGAACATCACGAGACACTGCCTTTACCTGGAAGATGCTTCTCGGTTTCTTGTACTTGGCCTCCTCAACAGAGACCATGATCTCCTCAGGGAATACTCGCTCACATATGATGTCCGAATTATGCTCGTACACCTTAAGGACGCCCGTCCCAAAAACGCACGAGTCCATAAAGACCTCTGGGGCGACTTCGTAAAGCTTCGCCCGGTAAAACTGGCCATCACAGAACTTCTCCAGTAGCCTTCCCCTTCTCTGCTGGGAAAAGTCACCACCAGAAGTGAGGAAGGTGCAACGAGGTCGATTCTTTGCAATCTTGGCCTGCACTGTATCGCACATTGACTTAATCACGTTAAACGTGACCGGCCTGTGAGAACCACCACCCTGAGGCCTCGATACACCGACCAAATTCAACGACGGGATATTCTCGTCGTTATAAGATCTGTAGTGCTGAAGATTTAGGCTGGTAATGTAACCATAGTCCCTCTTCATTTCATGGAGGATGTCGAACACAAAGTTGTGCGACTCCCTGTCTTTTGCTTGCCACCAGAATATTCGTTCTTCGCCTTCTCTCATCTTTATTACCCCTAGTGATAATTATCCTGCATTCCTGCCAGTACGCTCGCGGTTCTACATGCGGCTGGCGGACCGTCGTCATTCAGACCTTTTTCAAGCTTCCCTATATATTCCTGCTCTATCATATCCCAGTATTCCGACGTTCCATACCTTGGTCTAACCACTGGGGCCTTATAAGTATAGTGCCGACACTCCCGCCAAGCATACAGGGCTGCATCCGATAGGTGGTTCTCGAATCTGCCATCTTCCTTCAGCCTGCTTTCGTCCCACTGCAAAACATCCCATTCATCAAGGATAGGGCAGTTCTCAGGGACCATCACCCGGTTGGCAAACAGGTCATCGTTCATTATCTCGATAAATGAAGCTTTCTTCTTCTTCTCCGCCGCCTGGATAGGAACACCAAATCTCTGTCTGATCTCCTCGACTATTGACCTACCAAGGCCACCGGTATCAGCCACGATGGAAACAAAGCCGAAGTGCTCATTCAGTTCGATAATCTTATGAGCGATCTGAGTGGGGATCATCTTAGATTCTTTGTAGGTCTCCACAATATAGCAATCCGGTAAATCCCTACTAAATCCCAGGACCACAAAAGCAGTGGCGTCCGCATAACCCAAATCCACTCCAAGCACATATTCCCAATCTGCTGAATCATCGGGTGCCTCCATATAAATGTTCTCATCTGTATATTTATATATTAGCGAGTCGAATGACTTCACCCACTTACCGCACCACTCTCTCTGGAAGACTGGGTTGTCTTCGGTCCAGTTTCGCTTCTGGAGCTTCTTGGCAAGAAACTCTGCGGCGTGGGGAATGTAGGGGTTCTCTCTTACTGTCCATTTATGGACGGAGTATTCATATTTCGGGTTAGTAGTAGCATCGTAAAAATAACCAGAACACCGGGCATTCGGCGTCCCGGTCAGCATCAAGGTCCCGTTGTAGTCAATAAGTGCTGGCTCGATAACCTCTTCAATAAGGCTAGTCAGGAAGGGTCCATAACTCGCGGCTTCATCGATGATAACCAACGGGTAGCCAGAACCACGGAGCTTATCGACATCAGCCTCATCATTGGCTCCGTTCAATATAATCTGGGAGCCATTCCTTAGGGTAGCAATCAGTTCAACGTTATTAAACTTCATGCCTATGTGATACTGCCGGTTCGCCTGCTTAAGGAGATTCCACATAAGACGCTTGGCGACCTGACGGGTTATAGCGATATAAGCGACGATGGAGTTCGGATGCTTGAACGCCTCTTCGATCATATAATAGCAGCAGGTGTGAGTCTTCCCAGCTCGACGGGAACAAAGGGCTGCCTTAAATCTAGATTCGTCATCGACAAGAGCAAGCTGTCTATTGAATAAGTCTTTGCGCCAAGGATAGGTTCGGTCTCCCGCAACCGCATCCTCTGGTGGCTTTAACTCACCATGACGCTTGATGAGTTCGCCAAGGACGGCTCTCCCATCGATTACCTTCTTCTTTCTGGACAACCAACTACCCCATTTTAGACAACTGACTCCGCAACCGTATCCGTCTTCTTCATAATCTTACTACGTTTTCTGCGTGTGGCAACCATAGGGTTTATTTCTTCAACAGCCTGCATATGGCTGATCGAAGTAAGAGGGATAATATATTCACCCTTATCCGTTTTAACGACAACCATCTGTAGCTTCTGGATGTAGTCAATCATGAAATGTTCCTGACCACGGATGTTGTTGCTGAACGAGGTATGACCTCCGATAGATCGGGCGTCAGACGTCAATATCACCATGCTGAGTCTCATATAAATTCTCCAAGTCCTCTAGACCGTTGTGCATCTGCAAGTGAGGCACATACATTATGTTGTGTTTAGGTTTAAGCTCTTTGATTATGTAGCTCTTGTGACTGGCAAGGATTGCCTCGCCCTGCTTGTACTCGAACACCTTCAGGAGGGAATTCAGTAAACCCCATCTCCGGAAGGGAGCTTTAGTATAAGCAAAATGTACCACCAAAAATTTGGAGGTCCTCTTCGCAGTTAGCCAACTGTAAATATCGTTTTCTGTCTCAGCACTATCTCCACAGGCAACAACCGTAGTGGATTGTTCAAGGAGCCTCTTGATAACGCTCTTATGCATCCGAGTGATAGCCTTCTTCGGGATGTCCTTGTTCTGACCCTGGTAGCTTTGGACCCAGGACTTGTAAATAAAAGGAGCATCGTCGGCATAAGCCTTCCGGATCCTGACAGGCAATTGCTGAACAACCTGGTAAGCACTATCTTCCACCCTTGCCTCCGATCTGCTTCGCTAGAACCTCGGCAGCTAAAGTGTGGATCTTCTCATCGTCCAAAGTCTCCAACTCGCTCTGCTCTCGGATATTCATCTCAAGATTGGCAAGCTTAACAAGGCTGTTGGTCAACAAAGCAAAACTCTTACCGTCCGCAGTATCCAACCCGCGAGTCTTAGCCTTGCCACGGAGACGATGAAGCTCCTCGTCGATAATCGAGTAACTACTGCTCATCATTGAGTGCAATGAGGGCAAAAGGGAGATCTCTACCTGGTTAAGATCCTGGTTGATCTCGACCTCCTTGGCTTCGATCTCCAAGGACTGAGATTCTTCCATTCTAATAGTATCGTAGTTAATAGAGAGAGGGGTCTTCCCCTTCTTGCGAGTCTTAGAGTCCGACACGGTCTTGCCTCCCGGCTGGCCTGAGCCAAACGGGGACCCGATGGTAGGTCGAGCCCCCGCAACAACAAACAAAAGGTACTCAAGGAATATGAAGCACTTTCAACCATTCTACTAATATTGAGGCTAGGGTCAAGAAGCTATCCAGGGGAATAAAATAAAAGCCTAGGAATTAAATTAGGAGATCAGTGTAACCCCGAAAACAGGAGAAGGGATTACACTATAAAGATACGGGAGAAAGTTTGGTAACTACCCTAACTACCCTAACTACCCTAACCTGAGAGTTATGACGCAGCGTGTCAATAGGATTCAGGTCTAGTGGCTGTGGGGGATATATATATGAAAAGGGGGGGATCGCCGGGGGGGTGGGGGGGGGACAAATCCGATTTCCGATTTCCGATTTCGGATATCCGATTTAGCATTTCCGAAATCCGATTTAGTATTTCCGATTTAGTATTTCCGAAATCGCATATCCGATTTCCGAAATCCGATATCCGATTTAATATTTCCGATTTCTTATTTAATATTTCCGAAATCCGATACGTATGGCAACGTATGGCAACGTATGGCAACCTATTGTGATGTATTGCTGGTCAGGTTTGACCCGATAACGTTAAAATACAGCCCGATTTGCTGTTTTCTGGTCTTTAAGCTTGAACTCATCCAAGCACAATATTGATTTAACAGACCAGACCGTATCTCTTGCGCCGTCACGCAAATCTATCTTGTGCTATAAGGGTTCTCGCTGTCAATGGTATTAGGTAGCCTAACAATGGAAAAGGATAGTTGGATAGTTTAGAAGGTTTTTGCCATAAGTATACAAAACAGCCGTTCTACACCATTTTTTTTCCTGTATTAATAAAAACTATCCTAACTGTTCCAACTACTCTATATGGTTGAAATACATAAGGTTTTATCTGATAAAACTATCCAGAGGTATCGATAAAACTATCCTGAACTATCCTGGAAATGGCTACCAGTCCCGAAAAAGAACCAGTAACCTTCCCTTGTTTAGCAAAACTATCCTGAACTATCCTGGCTAGAATGTTTCACGTGAAACGATTGACCTAACGATATTTTCTAAAATTGCCCAAGCACCTATCAGGGTGAGCCCTATGGCCGGTGTGAAAAGCACAATCACTGCTAGGCCTAGTGGCGCGAAATTATATGCAAGTATGGTAGCGATTAGATAGCAGACCAAGCCTATGGTCCACTGCCTATCCGACTTGGCAAGCTCTGCCTTTTGCTCGGCTCTCATCCTATCAATTTCGGCAAAAGCCGCGGTTCGCTCCGCATCGGTTCTTCTTAGTGATTTATACATTGGTAACTCCTTGGTAAAAAATTGTCTATGCAATTGAATACCTTAAGTAGACTACTATGTCAATTAAATACTTAATCTATTTAAGCTTAAATCAGTCTTGGTGTATGCAGCCCCAAGTGAAATTGCTGGCGCGCACCCTTATTCGCGCCAAGCGTAGTTCTTCCTCTTGTCGTCGTTGTTTTTTGTCTTCTTTAGCTTCGTAATGGTTCCAAATCATTGCGACGATAGGCACAATAAAACAACCAATAAGTGGTACACTCATAAGTACCAAGTAAAGTATATCACCAATGCTAGCAG